GTGACCCCGCGGGCCAGTTCCCAGACCTTGTTGCGGTCGAAGTCACGGCCTGCCGGGTAAGCCCGACCAATCTCGATCCCTTCCGAGAAATCCAGCCGGCTGTCGTCGGGATAGATGATGGTGTTCGAAAGGGCCTGATCCAATCCTTCCAGCGTCCGCTCATCGACCTCGTTGTAAACCCGCATGTCGGGCAGGGCTTTCAGCGCCGGGCCTCTCCCCCATGGCGTCCAGTGCTGCGGGTTGAACCGGCCAACCAGCAGCGGGCAAGACCCCTCTTTCGGGCCAAGGTCGATTTCCTCTGGCGTGATGCACTTGCCCTCTACGGTGATCTCGCACTTCCAGACCGGATTGCCGGGGTCGGCCCAATCCAGCCAGAAACCCCAGCACAATTTGACGTGCTGGCCCGGCTTGTCCATCAGGCGCTGGATGGATACGTCCGACAGGTCCACGTCGCTGCCCCATGATGCGAATGTCGCCTCAATGTGGTCGGACAGGATGTAATGCTCGCGGAAGCGGTCGATGTATCCCATGCGCCCCGGCGTGATAAGCAACTCATGCGGCGGGACCGGCTCAATGAAGATCGGCTGAGACATGTGCCCCTGATCGACCCACATTCCCACAGTCCCGTGGTTTGCCTCGAAAGCGATCTGTGGCGCGATGTCGTAGTAGTTGGACGACAGAAGCATGTCTCGGATCTTGGCCTCGCGCTCGTCAACGATGGCCTTTACTGCCGCAACCTGATCCTCCGGCACCGGCGTCATGACTTCGTATTCGGACCATTCCGCCTCGGACGGCGTGAAGTAGGTCACGATGTCGGCGGCAAAGTCAGACGCCAGATCTTCGGGCAGGGACGTGTAGGTTTCGCGGTCTGAGTCTGGTCGCTCAGATGCGCTGGGGCGATAGTCGAACCCGTCGATGCGGCCAGGGGCAATGAACCCAAGCGCCTCGCGGATGTCCTCCTTGACTGCCTCTCGGTAGTCCTTCGCCATCTTGTAGCGGGTTTGAAATGCCTTCGACGGCTTGCGGTATGTCATCGCCCGATCGGATTGCTTGTCATGGGGTTGGCGTTCGCCATCGGCTTCTTCGGCTTGACCGGAACGCCAATCAGGTCGGCCATGGACGGGCCGCGACCATAAACGCTTGCGAGATCGGTATCGAGGTCTTGGGCCGTGGATTGCGCCGCCATAGTGCGCTCTCGCTCTGCCGCCGCGCGCTGCCGCAGCCTTTCGCGCTTATCTTCGCTGCTTTCGCCTTGCATGGATCACCTCTGCATTCAACGCGATCAACCTACGTTCAAAGGCGGATGGAGTGTATGCACGGACGCCGATCAGCGCGGCGCACTGGCTCACGCAGGTCTGAGGCAAAAGAGCCGGAAGATAGGTCTCGGCCCGATGGTCCGTCTTGTAGATCCGCTCCGAGCGGGCAATGACCCCAGCCATCAAATCCTCCACGTCGTCCTTGCGGTGCGTGATCAGCAGGCTTGTCCCCTTCCGGGAGGGGTCAAAGAAGAACCATGTGTCGTCCATCGTGTAGCCAAACGCCTCGACGTGCCCAAAAGCCGTCCAGATCGGCTTGCCAGACACCAGCGAAGTCGGCTCATGGAACGCGAAATAGGTTTCAACGGCGCGCACGGCTCAACCTCGGACGCTTGCGGATGATCGGTTTCGATTCTGCTTTCTGGCGGATCGGGCTTGAGACGACGGTAAAGCCCTCTCCGCCGCCCACAATCATGTTTTCGCATGCCTCGACAACATGCGAGTAGGCATTTTTCACGGGCCGCGGCGAATACATGCCCTCACGCCCCTTGATCTTGGCAAAATGGTAGCCGCCAGACAGCCCACGCCGCAAAGTGAGGGCCGGCTTGCCCACGATGAACCCGTTTCTGCGGGACAGGGCCGATTCCATTGAGGATCTGCGCAGTTCGGGGGAATTGTCGCTGGTGGCGGGGTAGACGATCATGCCCAGCTTGTCGAAAACGTCGAAAGCCGTGGTTTCCGTCGCCTGTTGCCCGTCTCCGCCGCGTGGATCGCCCCAAAACTCGGCGTCAAAGCCCGGATATTTCTGGTTCAGGTGGAATTTCACGCGCGGGGCAAAGATCGTGGCGCTCTCGTTGTCCCCGATCAGTTCGGAATAGACCCGCCACTGGCCGTTGACGTTCTGCCCGAACACCGCAGCAGGGTCGCGCCCGAAATCCAGCCCGACCAGAATGGGAACGCCCTCGACGGGCTCCAACGGTTCCGTTGAGGCGTGGTCATCGTCGCTGTAGAGCGGGTAGACAGGCTTCCCGTGCTGCGCCATGCCGATCTTGTTCAGCACCAGCATGTCGATGTCACGCTTGGGCCAGCCTTGGATCTTCTCAAGATACGGCTCGGCCAGCCATTTCTGGTTTTCAGCCTTCGTGTTTGGCTTGTAGGTCGGCTTCCCGTTGACCAATTCCTCGATCAGACCCGGCGGCTGGACGTAAAACTTCCAATTCTCGGGCCTCTTGTATTGCGCCTTCTCGTCCTCTGTCATCTCGGGCGGCAACGGAATGTCCCCGCGCATGTAAGGCACCCAATGCCCCTCATACGGCGCGTTCATGTCTCCGAACCCACCAAACCACGACGGGCCAGGGCCGTTCATCTTCGGCGGATACCGCCCGCACCGCGACAGAAGGATCGTGATCACGCCCTTTTCGGTGTTCTGCATCTCGTTCGAGAAGAACCCCGTGATCTCCCACGACGGCAGAACCGTCCGCGCAACGTCCTCGTCAGGCAGTGCCAAGAAGATCACCTCGCAGTCCACCTTCGTCTTGTCGCCCGAAGGATGCGGCCTCGGCCCGCCAGTCTTGATGTCGATCAGCCGGTGATACCCGGGTTCCGCCTTGATCCTCTGACCCCACTCGATCTCGGGAAACCACATGTCCCACGTCTTGAGAACGGTCTCACGAAGGTTCGAATAGGTCCGCCCATGAACAATCCACCGCGACCGGCGAACCCCGTCATAGTCCGGCTCCTGCTTGCACGCCATCCGCCAGATCTTGTGAATGCCGCAGGTGGACGTGCCCGAACCAATGGGCCCCTGTATGCAGGTGAACTTTCCCTCGTCCCAGAAAAACTCATTCAGCACCGGCCCGTCAGGAATATAAACCGTGTTTCCCCGCCGCGTCACAGGAAGCGCCATTACTGAACGCCCCCCAAATCATCACCAAGCCCAAACGACACCCAGCCAAACTCCTCACTCCCAGCCACTATCGCAACCGCATCATCAGGCCCGCACTCATTCCCCTCCCAATCAAACATCTGCTCGATCGGCAAAATGTCGTCCTCACTCGTGAGAACAAACCCAGCGTCCAAATTCACAAATTCAACAGTGACCATGGCAAGCACCTCCTGAAACCAAATCACCACCTCATAACCCCAAAACCCTATGCACCAACCCCAAAAACCACCCCAAAACAATACTCTGCAAAAATGCACAACCAACAAAATCAACACTTTAGGCAAAAATCACCGGATACTGGCCCCGTGAGACATCCGCACTTTCATCAAAATCTCCAACCAATATGTGCAAAAACGCACAGCCAGAAAAAATAAAATAAAATCAACGCGATAACAAAGGGAGAGAGGGGAGTGGTGGACACACAGATCCGGCGGCCCGCGATTTTTGCCCCGGGGTGGGGGTCGGGCCGGTCCAGATCGAAGGGGGTAGGGGGTGCAGATCGAGGGCGTGACGGCCCCAACCTTGGCCCGTTACTCTTGCCTATTCGTAACGGATTGCCGCAAGTGCCTTGTTTTATTGGCTTTCGTCGTCGTCGGCATGGGATTGCATATCCCTTACCGCCTCGGGCTGGGCGTTCTGGCCCGTCACGTCCTCGGCTGTGCCTTCGATGGCGACCATGTGAGCGCCTGGCGGCAAATATTCGTAGCCTTTTCCGTGGGTTACGTTGTTCGTGACGGTCACGGAAACCCCGGCAGATTTAGGCTCCCGTCTGAAAAACTCCACCATTCTCGCCCTTACGTTTTTATCCTCGGTTTGCTCCATGAGTTCGCGGGCGATTTCGAGGGCTCGGGCTTTGTGGATTTCTGACAGGCTTTCAACGTCTTGAACGTATTGCCTTTTTTGCTGCTGCTCGTATTCCTGGACGTGTGGTAGCTGTCTGGCCTTGTGGATGGCTTGGTATGAGATGCCTGCCCGCTTCGCGGCGTCCTTCCACATCAACCCTTTACGAGTTCTTAGGTCGATAGCTTTCTTCACGGCGGCGGATATGCGGCGCTTCTTTGGGGCTTTGGTGGTGCTTGCGGGCGTTTGTGCTGTCATGGCGTGGAAAATGCCATTGGCGGGCGGTTGTGGCAATGGCCTAGCGGCCTTCGGCCTTCTGGGGCCCTCTGTGGGGCGTTGTGGGCGGCTCAGGAGTTCGGCGGCACGGCAAAGCCCGCCGGGGGTATTCCGGGCGGGCTGTTGT